ATATCTTCATCTACTCTAAATGTAATCTGTAACTGTCCATATTCAACAACATCACCTTGTAATGGCGTTCTTCTAAATGGAGTAGCTAATACAGTCTCACCCATTGTTACTGAAGGCAAGTTAACTGATTGTACGAAATAGTTTACATGAGGAGTCTTCTTGATCTGGAAGCCAAAACCAAGAGGGGATAAAAAGTTAGGATTAGTAGGTTGGTTATCTAAAGCTGACATTGTTCACTCCTTTTACTATATTATTTATCAACCAAAAAAAAGAGGGGGCCGAAGCCCCCTCAGTAGGTAACAACCTTTTAATTATTCTACATTAGGTTGTTGACAAGTACTCTTCTGTAGTAAACGTTGGAGTCCTTTGTAAGTGCGCCAGCACCTTCATTTGCGCCTTCTGCGAATGGATTTGCGACCATACCGTAACGAGTCTTAAATCCAATCTTTGGCTGGAAGGTGTCTTGGTCAACTGCTCTGACCATCTGTAGTGGTACATATGGGCAGTAGAAGAGACCTGCGTCAAACGCATTGGAGCCCTTATAGCCAACAGTCATGTAGTTGCCTGTTGCATATGGGTCGATGTAAACTCTCATACGACCGTTTAGTACACCTGCGAAGGTGTTACCTGTGTCGTCAACCTGAAGGTTGTTAGAGTTAAGAGCAGGAGTGTAATCGAGAACACCAGCCATTTGAAGTGCAGAAGCAACGTCTGAAGAACAAATGATGATGTTACCTTTACCTCTACGAGTTGCTTTCGCAATCGCATTGGCTTCTCTTTCGACCTGGAACATTAGGCCCTTGAATTTTTCAACTGACCAACGACCGTTTGAGTCAGTGTCAAGGTCAAAGATACCGTCTGTAGTAGTATCGCCTGTTGCACCCTGTGTTGCTGTAACGTTAATGGTTCTTACAACTTCTCTGTTGATCTCAGCGAGAATTTCAGAGCTGAGAATGTTGGAAAGCTCGGCTTCAGCATCGAGGCCATGAACGGCTTTAAGATCCTGAGCAAGTTCCATTGAGTATTCAGCTTTCAGTGCTCTTGCTTTAGCAGTCACTGTAACCTTCTCGATTGAGAAAGCCATCTCTGGGAATACTAGAGATGAGTTAGAGCCGAGATACTCAGAAGTTGAAGTTGACATACCGTCGGCGAAGTTGTAGAGACCAGCTTCGGCGTTGTTAGCAACACCAGGAGTTGTACCTACGTTCTTATCACCGAGAGTATTAGCACCGCCAGAAATTGTTGACTGAGCAGTGTCGACTTCGTTGTAGAAAGTCTCTGCGCCTGCTTGATCATCATAGCGTGCTCTCATTGCAAAGATAAGTCCTGTTGGACCTGTCATTGGCTGAACGCCGCAGATGTCATAGGCAATTAGGTTTGGCATAGCTCTTCGTACCAGTGAAATAAGAACTGGATCGAAGATGTCTACTGCACCGTCACCAGCTACAGAGCTTGAGCCCTGCATTGCGTTGACGGGTTGATTTGCTTCGAAAAGATTCTGAGAACCAGAAGAAATAGCACCGGCTTGTCTTAGCGCTACCTCAGTATTCTCCAGAATCTGGGCTGTAACAGCGCGCTTATGAGAATCGGCGATCTTGTCTAGATCAGGATGCTCAAGAACTGGCTGCCACTTTTTCTGAATGTCTTCATTTAAGTGCATGAGTTTCCCCTTCCTTTGATACCAATGGGTCTTGTTTATTTATAAAAGTTACTTTTTGGCGGTTCTTGAAATAGCTTGTACGTAGCGACCAACTTCGCCATAGTTTTGTTGAACTGGTTGCTCAATATCTTCAGCTTCTTCAGCAAGCTCTTCTACAATATCAGACTTCTTTGCCTTGGCTGCAAAGTAGTTTTCTCTGATAAGATTAAGCTTTCTGCGATATGACTCTTCATCTGAAAAATCAATACCTTCGGCTAATTCAGCAAACTTTTCAACTTGAGTTCGAGCTAAGCCCTCTGACATTTCAACGAAGATTTCTGTCTTAGCAAATTTACCAAGATCTTTCTTCATTTCAATGTTAGCGTCTACCTGCTCATTAAGCTTAGCTTCAAGCTCTTCAACCTTGTCAGTAAGCTCGCCAAGCACATCCAGTTTGTCTTCTGGAATATCAATATAGTGTTCTGCGAATAGATTTTTTAGACCTTCAATGAACTCTGTTGTGAGTTCAGTTGTAAGAGCTTCTTCGATGGCTACTTCGTTCTGCTCCATCCATTCTTGAACAACGTAATCTAAATACTCATCAACGCGGGCGTTGGTCTCTTCAGTAAAGGTCTCTACCTTTTGTGCATACTCTTCTTCAAGTCTAGATGTCTCAGCAGTAACTGCACGATCTACTCTTGACTGAACAGCAGCTTCAAAAATTGTAGCGGCCTTCTCTTTAATTTCTTCTGTGAGGTCCTCACCGAAAAGGGCAATCATGTCTTCAGAATAGTCTTCTACGACTTCTTGCTCTTCAGTTGCTTCCTCTTGCTCAACGACCTCTTCTTCGGATGAGGCTGTCTCTTCGGGATCAGTAGAATCGAGGATCTGATCCTCTTCTTCTACAACTTGTTCTAGTTCTTTTTCTGACATTTTATACTCCTAACTAGGGGGACTTTATATTATTTATAAATTTAGCGGCTTGATAAATGCTTCATGAATCTTTCGAATACTCTGATCTTAGCTTCTTTAAGATCTCTCTTCGAAGTCTTCACAATTTCATTTTTGAGCTCTTGGATAGTCTGTTGCTTGAGAATGCCTCCATCCCAAACCCATTCAACGCCTTCCATAATTCCCCTTACGAAAGCGTCAGGAGCGCTTGGATCTGCAACAATATCTGCTGCTGTGGCTAGATAGAAGTCGTCTTGTACTTCATCTACACCCTCATTGTTCTGCTTAAGACTGCCCATTCCACGTGAAGAAACCCCTAGTGTGGCCCCTTCATCCATTAAATTCTTAACAATATTGCCCATTGGAGTATCTAAAACCTTAGCTCTCCCAATGAAATTATTGCCGTCTTTTGTAAGACTCTCAACCATATGAGAGACTCGATCGAGATTAATACCAGGGCCTTGTGGATGTCCTAGTTCTCCGAAAGCTCTTTTACCTTTAATATATTGCTCACTATAGCGCTTAACTTCGTTCTCAAGAACACCTACAGGATATACTCTACCGTTTCTATTCTTGATAGCTCCTTGTAAGAAGATTCCCTCAATGAAGTAATTCTTTTTACCATCTTCTTTCTCTTCGATGATAAGTTGCGCATCTTCAGTGAGGCATTCAGAAATAAGTCTAAGTGCCATTATTCTACCTCCTTACTGAATTCGCAAACTGCGAAGTTATTTGCGCCTGCAATTGTTACGACAACGTTGGCTGTATTAAGATCTGCATCAATTGATACACCATTGCCTGCGAAGTCGTGCCAAACTGAATCTGTAACACCTGTTCTGAATAGTGTGGTAGCACCTCTACCATACAAAACACCTATGTTATTATTGCAACCAGCCCAGATTTGTGTAAGTCTCATTCCTACAACTGACTCTGTGCCTGATGAAAAAGAGTTTACGGCTTCGTTTGTAGTACCTGTAAATCTTACTACAACTCTATTTTTAGCTGCATTGTTTGATACTATATCGAATGCCATATCAACCTCACACCGTTTCTAAACTATTGATCTCTTCAGCCATTAGCAGTAGGTCCTCTTGGAACCCACCTTCGTGTAGGGCTTCGAAAATCTCTTTATTGTCGTCATTGAGATTAGCATATAAAGTTAACAGCTTAGTAGTTGTATCTTCATATACCTTTTCACCTTCTTCGTTATCATAACCATGATTCTCAGACTTACGATCAATAGTCTTTACGTTTGAAGCATTAAACACTTCATCGTCGTTGCCATTTACGTCGTTGGTTTTAGCAACGACGTGCTTTTTCTTGAACCGTTTCTCGTCCCCGGATTTAGGATCGTAGACTTCAGTTCTGATCTGTCTCAGTGTCTTCATCTGGTTCCTCGTCTTCTTCGTTTTCTAAGTCATCAATCATTTGATCAATTTCTTCGTCAGAGAGATCCTCGTCTTCAGCTTCGGCTTCTAGATCTTCTTCTGGCTCTTCGTCAGACAACTTATTGAAGACTGTTTTCGCGAGTTCTTGCTTCTTTAACTCTAGCGCACTATCCAGTCTAGGTGCTAACATTTGAGCAAACTTATCTTTAAATTCTGCAGGCTTCTTTGCCATCGCTGCCTGTACTAATGATTGTGTATCCATTAATTATAACTCCTACATTATATTTATAACTTATTGCTGTTCTTCTTGATCAGAAGGTGGCGGTCCATTAGGTTCACCCTGTTGATTTTGTTGATCAACCATAGGGTTATACTGAGGGTTCTGCA